CTTGATACTTTTGAGGTATTTCTGGTTCTTCTGTGGTTGCTTGTTCTTGTTCTTGTTCAAGAGTTGTCTCCTCTTCTGGAGTCTCTTGAGTCTCTTGAGTCTCTTGGTCTTCGGTTACTTCTGTACGCTCTTCTATTATTCTTGCCATTATTAAACTCCGTCATAAATGATTGTGGAGGTGGATTGTGTAGAGATTCGGTTAGGAGTTGTCTCTACGTTCTTTTTGTATCTGCTTTTCGCGGTTCCTCGCCCACTTGGTTGTAGCACCTAAAAAATCACCACAATGGGGGTCTAAATTACTGCGAACAGGAGATATAACTTTTCTAGCCATTAATGAACATTCGGGACAAGGTATCTCTTTTGTTTCTGAATCTATGAACCTTTCCGTTGTATGTCCGTTGTCACATCGGAAGTCAAGGAGAACTCTCATTCTTCGTTTGCTTCCTCGTAATCTTCCTTGGCTGTTTGTATCTGCTCTTGTAAGTTTAGTAGGTTAGCCATGACTACTAGTTGTCCCTTACGGAAGTAAAGGTCTTTGTCATCTTTACAGGCTTCTACTGAGTTAAGTTGTAACGCACTACCTTTCAAATCTTCTAACAGATTTTTCCATCCGTCTGTACGGAACATATCTTCTAATGAACGATAGTATTTCTCTAGTTCTACATCAGTCATACACTGTTTCTCCCTATAGGACAGCTTTATTTTATAATTTAATATAACATACTATTGTATATTATAGTATTATTATAACATATTTTTATAAGAATGTCAAGTATTATTTTCTATGTCTTGCTGTTTTCTTAGCTACTTTCTTAGGTTGTTTACTAAACTGTTTACCTTTTTTTGTGTCAGCACGTTTCTTTCTTGACGTAGCGGCATATTCTTTTTTACTTAACGATTTAATAGCTTTTTCTGGTAAGTAACGCTCACCTGTAGCTTTACTGCCTTGTGTGCTAGGTTTACCAGACTTAGTACGCCACTTCTGTTTAGTCCACTTCTTAAGGCTTTTCTGTGGCTTTTTTAACGCAGACATTACTTGTGTACCTTCTGAATAGGAAAGTCAGCAGTGAGGCTTGCTCCTTTGTGTTTAACAAACTTACCTTTGTGTTTCATAAGTTTGACAGAGCCATTCTTCTGCTTCATCCAGTGATAACCATTAGGTGCTTTAACTTTCATCGGTAGCCTCCACCTTTTGCTTTGTACTCTTTAGCTAACATCTGTGCTTTTCTCGCAGACCACTGTCCTGCCTTACCGCCCTTAGACCCTGCTTTAATTTTATTAAACAAGTTCTTACGCATTGTAGGCTTAGTATAATTACCTGCCTTGTTGACAGTGGACTTACGTTTAGTAGCCATTATTTTCAACCTTCTTTAAAAGCGTCTTTGGGAAAAGGTTGATTTGATACATTAGACCATTCGTTTTTTATTTGTTGTTTTAATCTATCACGATGCGCTTCTGTATTCGCTTTAGAAAGTTGAGACACAGCCCGATTAAGTGCTTCGTCTATACTTATCTGTTCATTATCAAATAAATGAAAAGCTACGCCAATATGGTCTTCTGGTGGAATTCCTTTATTTTTTCTTTCCATTAGTATTTCCTCATTCTCATTGGTTTCTTTTTAGGTTTAGCTTTAGCTTTAGTTTTTTTCTTTGCAGGTTTTCCGTATCCTTTACCCATTGGCATAATAGTTACCTCTCTGTTTTACCATTTAACTTTATCAGCCCAGTAAGCCGCTGACATTTTACCTTTGGCTATATTCCTACCATGTCTAGCCTTAAAGGATTTACGCTTAGCCTTCATACGAGCAGATTCACCCGACTTAGGTTTACCTGCGGTTTTTGCCCCCTGTTCTCCAAACCTAATTGTCTTGACTTTGTCACCTTCCTTTGCCACGACAACATGGCTTTTCTTTGGATGGTTAGGGGTACGTTTTGGTTTGTTATAACCACTAACTCCTGCTCTTGCTAGTCTTGGGTCTGGTTTTTTTGGAGGCATTAGGCTTGACCTCCTTGAGGGAGGTTTGCAGGGCTTGGACTTCCGCTTCCAATGCCTGTATTCGCTCCTTGTGGTCTTGGAATGCTTTGTTGACTTGGCTGATTACTTCGTTGAGGCTGTGCTGTGTTACCATTAGTTTTTCCTTGTTGGTTTTCTTTTACAGCTACCTCACGTTCTTTTAGTAACTGCTCCGAGATTTTGAGTCGTTTCTCAAATTCTTTATCGTCTGCATCACCTACATTTAAATTTGCTGATACTGCTCTTATGCGGTCAATCTCCAACTCCTGTGGTACTGCTTGTGCATCAGTAAGGTACTTCTGCGCTCTAGCTTGTGACTCAACCGCTTGACCTTGTAGTGCCGCTGTNTGTGACTTCTGNAACTCAATTTGTGCTTGCTGTGCCGCCATAGCCATNTGNTGTGCTTCTGGGTTAGGCTGATTAGCTTGCTGTAGAGCCTGTACAAGTTGTTCGCGGTTGGACAGGTTCATGTTATCTACGATTGACATAATCAACTGCGAGTACATTGGGCTGTCGGGTTTCATAGTCTGCAACAGTTGTACAAGTTGTGTAACTTCGTACTCACGCGCAATAATACCAAGACTGCTTGAGGTATGGAACTTGTAGTCAGCCACAGGATACTTCTCTGGGTTGAACTGCATATACCTNTGGGCGGCTTTGGTTACAAANGGAATGAGGAANGATTCTTGGAAGTTAATGAGAGTACGCTTGTGCCGTTTNATAATAGCACCTAGCGACATAGAGATACCTGCGGCAGTCTGGTCGCCATTGATAGACCCTGCAATACCTGCGGAGTCAATAGCACCTGTAGCAGTTTGTACCATCTTCTGTAGTTCTGCCGCCTGTGCAAAGGTAACTTGACTTACATTACCAAAGTTAAGTGGTTGTAACACTTCTTTTGGTGAACCATTAGTTAGAATAGTCTTACCTGCTCGTACTTCCGTTCTAGCACCACGAGGCATACGAGTAGCATCCATAGCCATCATTGGGTGTATGGTCAGTGCAAGAGCATCTATTCTGGCTCGTATTTCAGCGTCTAACGCCTTTTGTGAGTTATACCCTTTCTCACATACTCCTCTGCCCCAAAAGCGGCTAGGAACAACATCCCAAGGGAATGCAACGATAGGTCTGTCACCCATCATGTAAGGGTTCTCTTCTGCTTTTAAAAGTGTACCATCATTAGCAATAACAACGATAGCTTCTACATAGTGGCTTTCATTCTCATCATCAGCGACTAATTCTTCTACTTCTTCTGCTTCTTCTTCTTGTTGTGCCGCTTTAAGTAAATAACGAGGAACTAAGCCGTAGTATTTCGTTAGACGTACCTTATAGTCTTCATATACTGACAAGTCCTTGTCTGGTTCAATGTCAAAGTCTGGGGCGGCTAGACCTACCTCCACATCACGATAGACACCTTGTTCCTGTAGTTGTTCAACCAAGTGAGTAGGTACGAACTCATCTACTGCACAACCTAAAGCATCGTCTACGGAAGTAGCTAGGGGGTCAATCAAGAAGTTCTGTGGCATTACTGGTCGTAGCTTTACGCAGGTCATGTCTACGATGTTCACACCTACTGCTGTCAACTCCCCACCCATTACTGGTTGTGTTGCAGGTTGAAACTCTTTTTCTTCTTCCAGAACTACCTCTGCAATACCTGTTCCGAATACAGCCGCGTTTATAAGGCACTCAGCTACTCCCTTACGCACTTTATTTTTTTTGAAGTCTTTGGTTAGGGTTTCTCGTAGAAGGGCTATATCGGCTTTGTTTGGGTCAGCAATGTCATCCTCAATGTCAAAGAACTTACCACGACCAAAGGTGGCTTCCTCTAGTTCCGCAACGGATGACTCTACTGCTTGCTGTAGCGCAGGAGAGATAATACGAGAGCGTTCAGTCTCTCTGGTTCTATCCTCTGCCGCCCACTGTCCTCTCCATAGGCGATAGTATTCGTCAAACTTATCTGCATAGTTGGATTCAAAGTGGTCACGCCAACCTTGACATTTATTTATTACCCAACCTTCTAGTGTTTCTTCCAGTACAAACTGGTCTTTATCATCATATAGCATATTAGTACCCTGCGTATGTATCTAATAGTTCGTATTCTTCTTCTTGGTAATCTGACATATAGGCTATGTTAGCTAACTGGTCTATGTAGGCTAACGAGTCAATTAAGTCATCATGTACCATCTGGTTTGGAAACTGAAACAACTCATCTAAGAACTGTGTGTTCCATGCTCCTTTGTTTAGCGTTATAGTTCCATGTTCAAATCTTCCTTGTAACGCCCAAACAATCCTGTCCGTCTTTTTCTTATTACCATGTGTCAGTTCGTCAACTCTAAAAAACCTTTGGTTCTTTTTCATCAAGTCACTGAGGTAGGGGTATACTGCGTTCTTTAACGCCCCCTTCTCAATACCGACAGCCACTGGTCTATAATCTCTAACAGCTTCAAAAATCTTTCTCGCAGTGGTCTCCACACCCCATCTACCATGAATGATATCAGCGACCCACCAACCTTCTTCACTTGCTTTAACCACTGAGATAGCCGTTTGGTCAAGGCGTTTAGTTTTAGTCGTGACTTTAGCCACATCAGCGAATCCTGCCAAATCAACTGCAATGTAGTACGCACCGCGGTCTGGCTCTTCTTCACAAAATTTAATATGTTCTTCTTTAAATAGTTCACTACCTTGCGCCTCAAATGATGCCATGAACTCCTGTCGGAAACTGTAGGCTGACATTGACTTCTTAGCCGCCTCAATCTCCTCTGGGTCTAACAGGGGGTTGTCATAGCTAGTAAAGTGATAACCCTTGAATGTATCGTCTTCCGATAAACAAGAGTACTGGTATAAATCATAAAAGTGATTCCTACCCATTGGCGTACCAATGAATAAAGCATCACCCTTTTGGTCAGCCAAGGCAGGTCTAAGTATCTGCTCCCAGACCTCTGGCTTCATGTCAGCGTACTCATCCATAACAAGGAACTTAAGACTGACACCACGCATGGTTTCTGGTCTGTCTGCACCTTTGAGTGCTATGGTCGCGCCATTGACTAACTTTATCTGTAAATTATTAACGTGACTAGATTGTACTACAGGGTGTCCTATCTCCAACAGGACTTGCCACATAATGTCTCTAGCCTGTCCCTGTGTAGGAGCAACGTAGAAGACATGACCACGTTCCGTTTGCAATGCTCTTATTATCAACATCCAAGCGGCTAATCGTGACTTACCTGTCCGTCTACCTGCGGCTATGACCTTAAATCGGGTGGGGTCTTCAAAGACCTCCTGTTGCCAAGGAAGGAGCGATACGTTGAGTTCAGTCAACCTAGTATGTCCACATTACATAAGGGGTTGTATCGTCACCACTGCGAATATCAACATGAACAAAGCTAGAAGCGACTCCGATGCCTGTGAATCCCAAGCCAATCGCCTCTTCAACAATAACAAATCTTTCCCAACCATTGTCCACTTTAATATCTGCCGCAATACCTTGACTGTGAGTTCCTGCAACTTTTTTCTTAGCCTCTATTGGATGTTCTGGGGCGCGATAGCCCGATGTGATATGGAATGGGAAACCACAGAGTTCTCTGAGCGCATCTAGTTTCTCAATGAACTCATCCTTCATTTCGTTCTTGCCAGTGTACTGACAATCAAATTCTTCCCTAGTGAAGTACTTAGCCATCTATGATTTCTCCGTCTAAAACTTCTTGTTCGTCTTCATTTGATATTACTGTAGTATCACCACCGACCCCAGTAATATTAATCTGTATGGCAGACTTCCCTGCGCCTTTGACAACATCTTTCTCAAACGCCCCTACAGGGACAATGCGGTCAACTATTAGCTTCCATGCCGCGGCTTGATGTTTATGGTCGTCATTAAGTGCCGCATCAAAGATTGACTCCAACACCTTCCTAGACTTAGGTGACGTTAGCATCCTACCTTTGTATTCATTGATGATAGCGGCATCACCTTTGGGGCGACCTCTGGATAGACCAGTCGCTCCCTTCTTTCTTGACACCACATCTGATTTCTTTGGTCGCCCCCTCCTTTTCGGAGGAAGATTCGTTTCAACAGCCATTGAGGACTCTCCTTAAGTTATCTTAAGTATCCTTAGGCTAACGTTTAGTATTTAACTTTAAAGTATAATCATTAAAGTATAATAACTAAGATTACTTAAGTATACTTAAGGCTTGTTAAATTATCTCTTTCTTATGCTTTATATTATAGCATACTTTGAACTAAAAGTCAAGTACTTTATTAATAAACTTTAGACCGCCCCTTGGGTATTTAGTTCAATAAATAATAACTATCTATGTGACCTTTTTAATAGGTATGGTCAACTTAAGTGCCGCCCTTGGAATACATAAGTAAATCAACAACTTAGAGGTATAAACATAAGGATACCTTTTTTCAAATTTAGTCTTTTTTGTATGTCAGTGGTAACCTACACAAGGTGAGGCAGCGCGCGACCCCCCCCGCCCCCG